GCGCCTCAATGAGGACGATCGCGGGCTTGTCGTTGCCGGCGTCCTGCACGGCCGCACTGCCTAGGCTCGTGTCGCCCTGGGCGGACAACGAGGGCACGAGCGAGAGCAGACCGCCGGCCGTGCCCATGAGCTGTGAGGCGTAGTTCTGCGGCTTGCGGAGCAAGCTCTCGACGTTGGCCTTGATGGTGGCGATCGCACCGCTGATGTCGTTGATCGGCTGGAACGCGCTGGAGATGATCCCCTGCACGGCGCTGAGCCATTCGCCGATCGCGTTGAGCACGGCCAGAAGCCGGTCGAGGAAGCTCGAATCCTCCGGGACCCGGCGCGCGAAGTCCTTCGCCGCCGCCTCGGTGAGCGCCGAGATTGCGCCCTGCACGTCGGCCGCGGCGTTCTCCTGGAGGATGACGTCCGAGCGCGCCTCGACGAAGGTGACACTGCCATCGGTGACCTGCTGCCGAGCCGCATTGTATACCGGGAGCGTGACCGGGCCCTCCATCCACAGATCCGTGAGTTCGTCGAAGACCGGGGTCTCGACGGTGAACGGGCCGCCGAGCAGGAATGCCGCGCGCAGGTCGAGGGTCGCGGTGTCGTAGTCGTCGGTGATCCACTCGCCGTCGCTGATCAGTGAGAACTCGAAGCGGTACCGGCCGGGCATCTGGCCCTGCACCTCGACCACGGCGCCGTCGATCCCGGGGGCCTCCTTGATCACAGTTCGCTCGCCGAGGCTGTTCTCGACCAGCTTGATCCACACTGGGATCCCGTTGATGGACCCGCGCCTCATTACTCCACGACCTCCACCACGCTCGACGCGAGGTTGGCGACGGTCAACGGGGGCGCGGCAAATGCCGCGAGGATCGCCGCGACGATGAGCGCCCCTGTATCGGCGCCGACCGGGACCACTGCGCCGATGGCGGTCACGATCTTCTGCATCTCCGAGCGGGTGACAGTCGCCTTCGCTGCGGGCTGTGATGCCCCGGCGCCGCCGATCCTGGCCTTGAAGCCCGGGGCCGGCGTGACGATGATGTCGCCGGTGTCATCGAGCACGATCGTCTGACCGGCGACCGCAGTGATCGTGATCCCCCCGTCGTCATCGAGCTCGAACGTGTGCCCGGCCGCCGTCCAGAGCGCCACGTCCCCGGCGTCGGTCGCTGGCCTGCCGGCGAGGCTCGACGGGTTGAGCGCCACGAGGTCGGTGAGCTCACCGCCAGGAGCGAGCAGGAGCGCCGTCGCCTGCCCCGGCGGAGCTGAGGCCACGCCGTAGGGCTCAAGCACCTTGACGCTCTCGTCGTCCGAGGTCGTCGCCGTGGGCGCAGCGTCCGCTCCGGCGGTGACCCCGGAGATCGTCGCCTGCTCGATCAGCCCCAGCGCGAGCGTCTCGATCGGTTCAATGACCATCTCGATCTGGCGGCGGAGGGCTTGCGCGCTTCGGCTTGTATCAGGCATCGGGATCGTCCGGTTTGAAGAAGGCGCCGAGGGCTGCGCCTGCGTCGAAGTCTACAACATCGGTGTTGTCGGCGGACTTGTTGGCCAGACCGCTGTGTTGGATGAGCCACTCCTTGGATGGCGTGAACCCGCCGCCGAGGAACGTCTCCAACAGTCCCTTGGGTCCGCGCCGCCGCTTGCGCTTCTTGATCTTGGGCTCTTCGAGGATCGCGTAGGCATCCGGCGGGATGAGCTCAAGCCTGGCGAGCGCGGCCCCGCCCACGCTCGACGCGAGATCGACGCTGATCAGGACCATCAGTTGGTCGAAGCCCTCCTCGGTGTCGACGACGCGAAAGACCGTGTTCGGCTTCCACAACGCCTCACCGTTGTTCGGGGACCAGCCGACCCAGGACATCGAGACCCGCTGCCCCTCGGCCGCGCGCTTGCGCATCTCCCACTCAGCCTGCCGGTCGAGCGCGCGCTGGCTCCGGCCGCCGGACCTGGTCTGGATGATCAGCGGGGAATAGGGGACGCGCTCGTCGTCGGCGACGCCGTCGAGGCCCTTGAGGGTCCCGTCATCGTCCCGGGTGCCGCCGCCCCTGCGCGTGACGAGGTACTGACTGTGGACGGCCCTGGCGTCGTCCTCGTAGTCGATCGCCTCGCACCGCGCGGACGGGAACACGAGGGGAAACGGCGACTCGCGAACAGCGACTCGCGTGATCCTGATCGACGACTTGGCCTCGCGGTCTGGGCCCACGCTCGCGGTGCCGCTGATCAGGATGCAGCCCTGGCGCTTGGCGAGATCGGAGATGAAGTCGTAGACCTTTTGCCCCGGCTTGACCTTCACCTTGTCGATCTTCTCGGCGGCGATGTCGGCCGCGCTCGCGGCGACGTCGACGACGATCCCAAAGGGCTTGACGGCCTGCGTGCATAGATCTTCGAGAGAGAAGTCCTTGGGCGCCTTGGTCCCGATGCCATCGCCGATCACGAGGCTGCCCTTGACGAGCCGCTGCGCCGCGGAGAACCCTGTGATCGTCAAGTCGCGAACGCCCGGTGACTTCGACAGTCGCACCGTCATCACCTCGCCGACCAGGACCACGCGGCCCTCGATCGAGATCTCGACATGATCGCCGCGCAAAGGTCCGAACCGATCGCTGACGACGAGCGTGAAGCTGTCGGCGAGCTCACTCATCGAGAGACGCAGCGAGATGCTTTGGATCTCGGTCAGCGTGTAGTCACCGATGACTGCCGAGTAGTTCGGGGTGGTCGACATCAGGCGAGCCCCGCCTCCATGCTCGCGCCCTGCCACCACGGGGCCTGCCGGCCCGTGTTCTTGGCCGTCGTGGCGCTCGTCTCGTTGAGCTTGCGGAGCTCGTCGACCATCTCAGCGAAGTCGAGACCCGCGGACTCGGCCTGCGTGCGCTGCTCCGGGGCGATGCCTAGTTGCTCGCCGAACTGGACGTCGAACGCCGCGAGTTCGTTGACTGCCGCCGTGCGCTGGCGCTCCTTCTCGCCCTGGGCGCCGCTCAGCAGGTCGATCGAGGAGATGCCGAAGGTCTCCGCCGCGCTGGTGACGTTGCCCTGCCCGACCTGCCGCAGGAATTGACTCCTTGAGCCCGCCGCGAGTTGGCCCTCGGCGCCGCGGACGTTGGCGAACAGTCGCTCGCGACGCTCTGCGAGGAGCGCGGCCTCAGACTTCTCCGCGCCACCCTTGGTCTTGAATTCGATTGAGACCTCGTTGAGCTTGTCGAGCCGGCTTTGCTCCGCGTCGGCGGCCTCGGTGGCCGCGCTCAGGGCAGCCTCGAAGCCAGCGAGGGCCGCGGCCGCGATGAGGAACGGCCCCGCGAAGTTGACGTTGCCGAGCTTGCCGAGCGCCTTGCCTGCCCGCGGGGAGTTCTTCACTATTTTACCGAGCATCCGATCGAAACCGGACGCCGCAGATTTTGCCACGCCAAAGAGCGAAGAAGCCATCGAGATCCCGGACATGAGGGCGCCGACGCCCCGCGACAGCACGGCGACCTTGATCGCGGTCTTGGCGATGCCGCCGGCCAGTTCGGGGTTCGCCTTGATCCACTCGGTGGCTAGTTTGATCGTCGGCTGGAGTTGCTCGGCGATCTCGGTGAGCGCGGGGACGAGCGCCTCACCGGCTTGGATTTTGAGGAGCTCCATCTGCGCTTCGAGCTTCGCGGTCTTCTGCGCGCTCGTGTCCATCATCTTCGCGGTGGCCTCGCCTGCCGCGCCGCTCTTGGTCGTCATATCAGCCAAGACAGAGTTGAAATCGTCTGCGCCGTCGATGAGTCCGCCGATCGCGTCCTGGGCCTCGACCGACCCGAAGAGCTTGGCGATCGTGTTCTCGTCAAATTTCTCCGCCGTCTTGATCTGCTGGATGAATGCTTCGATCCCCTTGAGTTGGACCTTGGAACCGTCCTCCAGCGTCTTGGTGAACTCGGCAGATTTGAGGGCGGAGACCGAGAAGTCCACGCCAAGCCGGCGGGCTTCCTTGCGCGCATCCTTGGTGGGCTTCTGGAGGTTGGCGAACGCGGCCTTGAGGTTGTTCGCTGAGACCTTCGCGGTGGCTCCTCGCTTGGACAGCGTGGCGATCGCAGCGTTCGTCTCGTCAAGGGATAGCCCCGCCGTGCTCGCGGCCTGGGCGACCTGGGGCAGCGCCGTGGCGATCTGCGTGACCGTCAACTGGCCGCGCTTCACCGACGTGAAGAGCGAGTCGGCCGCGGCCTCGGAGGTCACGCCGAAGTTGGCGACGCTCTTCGAGATGGCGAGGACGGCGTCCTCCTGCGTGGCCACGCCGCCGATGGCGAGTTGGTTCGCGGCGTTGAGCTGTGCCGTCGCCTCGGCCGCCGTCGTCGCGCCCGCGCTCACGATCGAGTAGAAGGCCGCGACCTGGTCGGTGGGCAAGCCGCCGAACTTCAGCGCAGCGTCCTGGGTAATCCTCGTGATGTCCTTGATCGGGATGTCTTTGGTGAGGGTCGAGACCTCGACGACCGCCTTCTCGTAGTCCTTGAACGCGTCGAAACTCGACCGCAGGCCGCCCTCGACTTGCTGACCGAACTGCTCAAACTCTTGCCCGGCGATCGCCAGGTTCGCCCCGAACTGGACACCTCGCGCACCCTTGCTCATCGGGCCCGCAGCGTCGGGGGCCTTCAAACTGCGGTCCTTGCCGAGCCTGGTCTCGGCCGCGCGGCGGGCCGCCCGCTTACGACGGCGGTTGGTCTCTTGCTGGATCTCGACGGCCTCAAGTTGGGCGTCGCTCATGTTCTCGGTCTGCCGAGCGAGCTTCTTCTGGGCGCGCTGGCGCTTTTGGATCAGGCGCTCGGCCTTGGCCATCTCTCGCGCTTGCGCCTTGGCCTCCTTGACCTGTCCGGCGATCGCTCGATTGAAGTCGCGCTCAAGCTTCGCGCGCTGCTTCGCCGCGCTGGCGGCACGGGGGGCACCAGCCGCGCGCGGTGTTCGGGGAGGCCGGGCCCGGCCGCCCGCACGACTCCGGCCACCGCCACCAGCGCCGCCGATCTGGATGCCGCCGAGACCTCGACCGGCCGCGCTCGCCTTGTTCGCCGCGACCGTGAAGTCGTCAGCGAGCTTGGTGAGCTTGCGGAGTTGCCGACCCGCGCCCTTGTCTTGGCCTTTGGCGACGAGCAGGACGTTGAGCTTGGAGGTCATCTGTCATCGTCCCCTGCCGAACATTGCCGCGAGCACTGTGGCGAGTTGCTTCGCGTTCTCTCGGGCCTTTTCCTGTCGCTGGCGAAGAGCCCACTCTGATTGAATCTTCAGCTCTCCGAGGGTGAGTTCGTCGACGTCGGCTCGGCTCCAGCCGCCATAGTCCGAGTAGATGATCGCGCAGCGATGAGCAATCGAGATCGCTCCACCACTTTTTTTTTGAGCAACTGATAGCAGGCCCAGAGGCGATTGGTGTCCTCGATGCGGGCGCCCCTGATCTCGTCGAGGGACTTGCCGGTCGCCTTGGCCAGAGCGGCGAGGCGACCTCCCCACTCGGTCCCACGCTCCGCGACGTCCTGGTGGATCCGGTCGTGGCCTGGCCTGAGCGGTCCGACCTTCACCGTACCGAAGCCCTCGGTGCGGCACGTGACGAGGTAGGTCTCGCCCTGCTCGTCGGCCAGGAGAGCGAGCGCCGCTTCGCTCCATGGGCCGATCTCGCTGGAGACGAGTTCGCCTCCAGCGGCGAGGAACACGTCGCTCATGACCGCCGCCGCGTCGCGGCCCGTGGCCTCGGCGAGCAGGGTGTTGGCGACGTTGGCGTCGACGGGGTCGACCCTCCAGTTGAGCATGGAGACATCTACCGCGTGTGCGCGGGCACGAATCGCCAGGTTGTACTCCATCGTCCCCGTGCCGAACTCGGGCAGGCAGAGGTCGCTCGCGACCAGGGGGCGGATCCTCAGCGAGGTCGGGATCGTCTCCTGGTAGACGCTCGTGTCATCGGACTTGAACACGTCGCACACGCGGCGAGTGGGGATCTCCGCGCTGAGCTCGTAGTCGTAGGGCTCAGCGACGTCGGCCGGCGGGGCCGCGATCGTGGCGCGAGCGTTGGTCACCGCGATCCAAGCCGCGCCCTTGTCGGGCAAGCTGAGCCACTGCGGCAAGTCTGCGATCTCGTCGGCGCGCAGCGATGCCGCGTAGGCGGCGTAGACTCGCGAGGCTAGCGTCGCCTCGGTCATAGGGTCTGCGTCACCCAAGCCGCGCCAGTGTAGTTGAGCGTGATGTTTCCACCCGTCGCGCCCTCAGCCGGACTCGCCAAAAATGCCTTGGTCATGAGCCACACCGAGCCCTGATTGAGGGTCACGGAGATCTGTGCATCGGTCACATCGAATGCATCAATGTCGGTCCCGACGAGGTAGGCGACGTCGAACGAGCAGGAGCCAGCGGTATTCGACTCGGCCGGGCCCAGCAGCACGTCGCTGCCCATCACGGGCTCGCGGGTCTTGCCTCCACGGTTCCACGAGAAGCTCGCATCGATGACCGCCACCTTGACGCCGTTGACCGTGAGAGACCGTACTTCAGTATTGATGGCCATGGCGGTTTATCCTTGGGTGAACGCGATGGTGCCCGAGAGGTCGTAGAGGATCCCGTTGATCCTCGGCTTCTCGAAGAAGGTGACCGAGTTCGGCCCCGTCTTCGTGACGACCAGCGTGTCCTTGTACGAGGCGAAGTCGCTGGTCCATGCGCGAGGCATGAACTCGTCGACATACTGCGTGGTCAGGATGTCCCTGATCCGATCCGCGTCGGTCACGTCGTTCGCCGTGAGGACGTTGATCTCGGTCGAGGCGATGGAGTCGAGCAGGACCTTGCCGAGTTCGGGCCGAAGGACCCGCATGTGTTCCTGGCGGATCTCGCTCACGGTGAGCTTGGTCTCCAGATCGAAGTAGGCGGTCGACGCCTGCCCAAGCTTGTTGAGCTTGTACAGCGTGACGGAGCGGTCGATCCGAGGAACATCGCCAACGTAGAAGTAGACGGCGATCCCAGCGGCCAAGACCGTGTTGCGGTCGTCGGCGTCGAGGTACCCGCTCGGGTCTGGCGGCACCAGGTTCAGGTCGACGTTGCGAAGCGGGACCTTGATGTTCGTCTTGGTCGCTCGG